CAGCTTGCTCTGGAGTAAGGTTAGTAGTTTTTCTATCATACTTGTATTCTTCTCTAGTTCCATCTTCCGATATTTTATGTTCAGTAAATTTTATATTCAAATATCCTTTTTCTGTTTTCCATAAAGCTAAGTCATAACCTTTTCCATCAACATTAACTAAACCTCTATATGCTGGTGCTTTTGGATTCTCTGAGTTGTTCTTAAATAGATTCCCAGAGTTTTCTCTTATCTCATAGCCACTTGGTGTTTTAATTGATTTATCTTCCATCTTGATTGCTCCTGTTTTTAATTGCTGTATTTGTAAATTGCATTATTGCAATATGTTGTGATTGATTTAATTTTTTAGATTGTTTCATATACTCCAATGCAAAAGAAAAAGATTTATGAACATCTATAGAAATTGCTAAATGTTTATCAACTTCATCTTCTAACTTTTGCAAATGCCTATCTTCATCTTCATGTTGTTGTTCCAACTCTTGAGCATAATGCTGTTGAGCTTGTTCTACATTTTCGTAACTTTCATCTTTATCCATTATATTTTTCCTCTTTTTATAATTTCTTCTGCATCTTGCGTTCTGTCTATTATCCTATCCAATGCAATATCTTCAAGTGCAGTATTAATATCAGTTAATGTTTTATCAGACGTAATATGCTCAATCAATTCCGCTACTGACATTTCATTCTCCAATTCTTTTATTTCATCTCTAAGTATACTGCTGTGCAAAACCATTAAATATCTCCTGTGTTAATTTTCTGAACTTTTTTATTCTGCATAGATTGTTGAGCCTTGTTTGCGTCATCATCTGTTTGCTCATTCGTAGCTAGTAATAACATATTTTGATACAGATATCTTTTAGCATATGTCATAGCACTTCCAATTTGCTGTGGCTTTCTATCAGAATATAAAGTCAGTTCCGATTCAAAAAATTGTCTTGTGGGAACATGCGTAACTTTCATTCTGTAAAAGCATTGGTACTGTTCCAAAGAATCTTTATCAACATTATTATAAGTTTGTGTAAAGCTGGTCAATAAATTATGCTTTAATAATATTGGCTCACATATTTCTATGATGTCATCTAGTGTTGCGTATGTATTACCAAAATGACTGTTCTTTCCTTTCTTAGATATACCTACTTGCTGAATCTCAAGTCTGGCATCTCTAAATGCTTCAAGGTGCGCTGTTGGTACTTTTATTTCATTGCTCATTGTATACTCCTATTTAAGTTTTTTAATCTTTCATCAATTTTTCTGTTTATCAAAGCTTTCTCTACATCTGATATTTCTTGCATATTTGTTCCTCTAGTGAAATCAACAATACAATAATCTATAAAATTAAATATACCAAAATCAGCTTGGCTTAAATAATCCTGATAGTTTCTCATAATTGATTCTTTTGAGTAAAATTTTATGGTTATGAATCTATAAAGACTTTCACAATTTACAATGCAAGGTTTATAAAATTTATAATCAGAATATATAGATTCAGTTCTTCTTGTTACAAGTGAAAGTTCTCTAATCATATCATCTATAGCATTATCAAGAACTAAACCTTTTGCTACTATTTCTACATGTTTGCTCATTGTCTGCTCCAAATAAGTGGGAGCTATTTCTAGCTCCCTGTTAATTTATCTTAGACCACCTTCAATTAATATTGCGTTGCCAAATATTGTTAAACCAAAAGAATCGTTCATTTTTGTGTTTATTGGTAAATTGTCAATCAAACCTTCTTCATTAACAATGACTTCAAATGTCAAATTATTGATATGCACTCTTTCTGGGTGTCTTTCAATACGACCACCTACTATTGTTTGCATTTCTTTAAGGTCTAATTGCTTATCATTTTTTCTTACTATTGTTATCATTTTATTTTCCTATTTAAGTTTTTAACAATATTAATTATAATGTATAAAATTATTTATTCAAGATATATCTTTATTTTTTTTCAATAATAAATTATAATATTCATATAGTATAAAAAAACTATGGATAAGTTTAATTAAATCAAGGAGTTATAATGACATTCAATGAATTTTTAGTACAAGAAAGGTGGTCAGTTGCAAGATTTTGCAAAGAATTAAATCTTAATGAAGCTACTGTAACAAAATGGAAATATGAGGGAGTGATACCAAGAAAAGAAGATATGATAAAAGTTTATAAGTTTACTGAAGGCAAAGTACAGCCAAATGACTTCTATGGGATTAATCAATGAGCTTTGAAGCATTAGCTTGGGGAGTTAAACAGAATACAAATAGTTCTATTAGTAAATTAGTTTTACTTATGATTTGTAATTATGCTAATGAGAAAGGAGAAGCTTATCCAAGTCAGGAACATCTAGCAAAACTTTGTCAATGTTCAAGAATATCTGTTACAAGGCATATCAAAGAATTGCAGAAATCTAATTTTATATCTATTCGAAAAGAAAAAAATGGTGCTTATGGTTATAATCTTTATATCTTAAATATAGGGTATGTATCAGAGAGTAACAAACCCAAAGTATCAGAGAGATACTTAGAAGGTATCGGAGAGATACACAATACCCAAGATATACAAATAACATCATATTTTGAAAAGTTCTGGGATAAAGTTCCTAGAAAGATTGCGAAAAAGAAATGTCAGAAGATATATAATAATCTAGTAAAGTCTAAAGAAGTTACGGAAGATGAATTAATAAATGCTATGGAAAGATATGCTGAAAGTGTAAAGCATACTGAAACAGCTTTTATTGCACATGCAACAACTTGGTTAAATCAAGGTAGATGGGAAGATAAGATAGAGATAAAAGAAAAAAACAAAAACTTTTTATTAGGATAACGGAGAGTAACAATGAGCAAAAAAATAGATGGTTTATATACAGCCAGAGATTTATGGGAATCAGTCAAAGATTTACATTCTGGAAATACAAGTCAACCTTATGATGTTGGATTTACATCATTAGAAGATAATTACAAAGTTGCTAGAGGAACATTTCATGTTTGGACTGGAGTTCCGAATCATGGAAAAAGTTCTTTTCTTGCTGATATTTTAATGAATATGGCCAAGATACATGGTTGGAAATTTTGTCTATTTTCTCCAGAGCATAGTATGGCTAATAACATAAAGCGATTGGCAGAAAAATTTATGATGAAGCCATTTGACTATGGTATGAGAGATAGAATTACTAAAGATGAATTAGTAACAACATTAGCATTTATACAAGAACATTTCTTTTTTATTGATATGGAAAATGAAAGTCCAGATATCAAATGGATATTAGATGTAGCTAGACAAGCTAAAGAAGAATATAAAATAGATGGTTTAGTATTAGACCCATATAATGAGATTAATCCAAGTAGAAAAGGAAATCTAAGAGAAGATGAGCATATATCTAATGTTATATCAGACATAAAAAGATTTAATAGGGAAACTGAATGTGTTACTTGGTTAGTTGCTCACCCAACAAAACTTCCAAGAGAATCAGATGGAACATACAATGTTGATTCCTATTCTATAAGTGGCTCAGCCCATTTTGCAAATAAAGCTGATTTAATATGCGTAGTATCTAGAAACTTTGCTGAAGAAAGAACATCTTTTCAAGTTAAAAAGGTCAGGGAAGCGGATTTGTACGGACAAATATCTGAAACTTCTTTCAAATGGAATACCAAAACAAGATGCTTTCATCAATTAGATAGCAACATTTGGAACAAACATGATTAAAGGAATGAGAAACAATCAAGCTAAACATATAGACTTTGGTTTCTTATCTGGAGTTATAGAAGATAATCCTAAAGCTATGCCGAGTGATTTAGATATGGTGCTTGAACGTAAGGGTAAGTTTCTAATTGCTGAATGGAAAAGAGATGGTGAAAAGATATCTATGGGTCAGAAGATATTATTAAAGGCTTTGGCTAAACATGATAATTTTAAGGTGCTTATTATAGAAGGCTATTCATATGATGGTACTACTGAAGTGAAAAGAATAGGAATAATTAAGAAAGATAAGTTGGAAAAAATAGCAGAAGGAATAGATGGGTTGAAGAAGGTAATCAAAAGATGGTATAAATACGCAAACAAAGGAGCTATAAATGAGTGAACA